GCTATTGTTACCTTGCTAGACTATATTGGTTTTAGCAACTATTCTTTTAGAAGATTAGATACCGAGTCTGACCCAGTAATTCCATATTTTTTTGTTGCACCAGATCAAAATGTTGCAGAGGTTTTAAACCAACTAGCAGTTGCAACTCAAAGCGCAATGTTCTTTGATGAATTTAATAACTTTATTGTAATGAGCAAAAACTATTTAATGCCAGATACAGATGAGCGACCAACAGACTTTGTATTATCTGGAACTAATAACCAGACAGATTCTGGGGTAATTGAAAATGCTACATCTGGAAATCTTCCTAATATAATTAGCATAGCCTCAGAAGATAAAAAGGTCTATAACGGAGGAAATATTTCTTATACCGCAAGATATATCCAAAGATCATATGGAAGTATTAGACAAGCAAATATGGTTGATAGAGACAAAACCTGGATTTATAAGCCTGCACTTCTATGGGAAGTTGCTGGAACAGAAAATACCAAAACTATTAATGAGGTTGCCTCTAAGCAGGGAAAGTATGTGCTTGGAGCAATGCCGCTAAACTCAGACCTAACTTCAGACTTGCCAGTTGTTCAAAACGGCATTGTTGTAAATAACATCATGGACATTGGAGAGAATGTCTATTGGTTAACAAGATATCAAGGATACTTCTACTCTGGTGGAGAAGTAATAAGATATGATGCTGCAGAATTTAATATAACTGGCACTGGAAATGTATGGATTAGCAGTAATCAAGAATATCAAAAATATTTTGCATCAATTCCATTTAATGGAAAAATATATCCAACAGGACTAATTAGAATATTTTCAACACCATTCTATGAAACTGTTGACGGCATAAGCAGACTACAACCTGGAGCGGTATATGAGCACGGTAGAGGTCAATTTGGAACACCAGTTGTAACTCATACTGCTGGAACTAACTCTTATTGGTCAGATAATGCTTATGTTCGTGGGTGTGACATGCAAACACAGTACCTGTTCACAACAACGCTTGATCAAAATCTTTCTGTACCCGCAACAACACTAGGGGCTGCTGGAGTTAACAATACCCTTGCAAGACAAACGACAAGAAATGGCATTATTAAAAACTTTATGTCAACTAGTTATTTGACAGAAACAGATGTAAATAGTCTTAAATCAACACAGGCTGGAACAATTCAGTCTTCAGCACTTGTAATGAATGGACCATCTTTTAAAACTACAGAAGTTCCAATCAACTTTGTATCATATCAATATAAACAACTTGATAATGCCTATAAAAGTTTTGGTGCAAGAATGAGAATTATTGGAAAGATTGAAAACAATGAAACTCGTGGACAAACACCTATTGGAAGCGTATCGTATTATCAAGTAAATAGTGCACAAACAAACCAAAATGTCAGCATAGGTGGTGGATCTGGCGGCCTAGCAGTTATGCTAAATCCAGAAACAAATAATGGATATTATTTTGAAATCGTTGCATTAACAGAAACAAATGTTGAGTCTTACTTAAAACTTGATACGACTGGACAAGCAGAAGTAAATATTAATAATGTCGTTTTTTATAAAGTTAAAAAGGATGCTTCAAACAATAATGCAATTCCAGTTAAACTTTGGGGTGGCCTAACAAGCATTATTGTAGACGACGGTAGATTTACTGGACAATATAGACTATCTGGAGAAGATAAGCCAACAGTCTATGATCTATCTGTAGAGTATCAAGATATTGGAACACTGCGTAGATTTTATTTATATATTAATAATAAGTTAGTTAAGATTGTTGACGACACAGATCCATTGCCAGTATACAATAACATTGCTACATTTGTTAGAGGATCTTCTAGAGTAATGTTTGAAAATCTTTATGCTATAACAAACAACTATGCACAGAATACTGTATCTGTAGTTGGAGAAACTCTTTCTAATGTATTTGGAGATAGCGAGATAGATGCAAATGAATCATTTAGAAAATATGCAATAAGCGGACTTATACAGGGAACATATCTAACAGGAATAAGTTCAGAGCAGCCACCAAAATATAACATGTATTTTGAAGAATTTGGATCTATTATGCGTGAGTGTGCATACTTTGACATTAAGTATGATCGATCATACCCTGCATTATACGCACAACTGTCTCCTACATATAACAGAATTAAGGGCTACACAATTTCTGGTTTCCAAGCAGACTCATATGGAGCAGAGTTTTTAATTTTTAATGCTTCAGACACTGCATTAAATCTTGATGAGACGACTGGAAACTATCTAAGAATTCAGGGTATTACATTTACACAGGATACCTCTTACCAATTAACCGTAGATGAATACTTTAAGAAGCAAGGCAATCTTTCAGACCCAGAACTACAGGGAAGCACACTAATAACATCACCTCTTGTAGAAAAAGCAAAATATGATGAGATTAAATTAAGCAGACTTATCTATGGAAAAAATGATTTTTCAATTGAAACACCATATATCCAAAGCCAAGATGATGCAAATGAATTAATGGGTTGGATTATTAACAAAGTAATGCGTCCTAAGAAATCCATTGGCATTAATTTATTTTCTATACCAACATTACAACTAGGAGATATTGTTACAATTGATTATAAGAATAGTGAAAACTTAGACCTTGTTGCAGAAGCATCAGATAGGTTTGTAGTCTACAATATTGGATATAATAGAACCTTGTCTGGGCCATCCATGACAGTCTATTTGAGTGAGGTATAAGATGACAGATAGCAATTCAATATCAGCAACACCACTAACGCCATCAACTCTTGGCCTGGCGGTATCAAGCAACAATATTAATCCAGTTTTAACAGCACCAATAGACACAATATTATTTAATGATGATTCTGTTCCAATAGAAATAATGGCAGATCTTATATTTGAAAATATTGGTGGCCAAGAACTAATTAACATTGCTCGTAATGATACAGTTAATGGGCAAACAATTTTGTATCAGCCAATTAAAAATCTAACAGCAGTTCAACAACAGTACAATCCTAATAATATAGTTAGTCTTCAAGCAACCTCAGATAAATACTTTCAAAACTTTTCTATTAAGTTTGATGAAAAGGTTCCTACAACGGGAACTGGTCCAGGAGGTGCTCACGTTTATATTGATCCAGAAACTGGAGAACTTGTTGTTGAGGCGGTAAATATGTCGGAAGACGAACAAATAGAGGTAGAAATCACCATCAGTGGTACAATATATGAGGCGGAAATTTAAATGATAACTGACACTGGAAAATCGATAATTGGTAAGTATTTGCTTGGACAGGCTCCAGCATACGCTTCGTATATTGCTGTTGGCTGTGGAGCACAACCTCTTGCAACAGGAGACCCATACGGGGACTACTCTGAAAAGCAAAACCTAGACTTTGAAATGTTTCGTGTTCCAATATCATCAAGAGGTTTTGTAAATGACGGGGCAACTGAAAAACTAGTACTCACAGCAGAATTACCCACAGAAGAACGATATGAAATTACAGAAATTGGGTTATACTCAGCAGGATCAAATCCATCTGCTGGAGCATATGACAGTAAAACTGTATTTGCTTTTACCCAAGGAGAAAACTGGCAGTACCATACAGCGGTTGCAGCAACATCTATTCCAACAATTACTGAACCGCTAGATGATCCACTAGATGATAACGTAATTGCAACAGCAGATCCAGTATTTCAAACAAATGCAGATAACTCAATTTTTTATAAGTCTCCCCGTCCAGAAAGATATGAACGTGCAAGATTTTTAAATAACATTATTTTGATTCAAGGAGATGATTCAGACCTTACGGTTGATGCAACAACAGGAAGTTCTGCTGGTCACTTTGTTATTGAGCCTGGATCTAACCACATACAGTTAACTGGAGCAGATGTTAATTTTAGTAGAAACTCTCCTATAGATGAATTAAGACTTGCATTTTCTATCATTAGCAAAGACGGAGATTCCGTATCAGTTCCAGATACAGTTAGAATTTTAGTTGACTTTGCATCAACAGATTCAGAAACTCCAGATGAGTTTGCTAGATTTGAAATTGAACTAGACAATGGCAGCGGTACTGGTGCAGTGTATGATTTTGCTACAAATAGATACTATGTTGCAACAACACAGTTGCAAGAGTTATATCAGACACAAGGATTTACCTGGAATGCGGTTACAGTAGTAAAGATTTACGCCTGTGCCATTGTCTCAGATGTGCCTTCTGGTGATTATTACATTGCTCTTGACGCACTTAGACTAGAAAATATTGCAACAACAAACCCATTGTATGGACTAACAGGATATTCAGTTGTAAAAAATACAGATGCAGAAACAATTGTTAAATCACCAAACACAAGTAACTATATTGAATTTAGATTTTCTGTTGGTGTAACGTAATGGCTAATGAAACAATAAAAAAGTTTAAAGTGCCAATTACAGATA